TTAAATTTACAGAAATACTTAAAAGAGGAGATAATAGTATCTACATTAAATATGAAATTGACTGGGAGATGCCAGAGACTATGGAAGATTGGTGGGATTATGAGGAATTTATAGAAAAACATTTAAATAAATTATCAGATAATTTGAATATATTTGAATATAATTATGATTTAACTAGTATTAGAATATATCCCCGTAAAAATAAAAATAATTGAATATAACGGTCGCAGATATGCCCAGTTTGGGATTAAATAGTATAAACTTTAAATTAATATAAAATGAACAAAGAAGAACAAAATTTGAATAACGCAGAGAACCCCAAATTGGATATATCTGATGTTAGCGGTAGTTATTTATGGATTCCTGTAACGGAGCGACTACCTGAAACCGAAGATTACTATGCAGTTAGATTTGAAAACGGCATTGAAGATGAAAAACCTTTTAGGATTAGACCAAAGAAAAATATCTTCGGTTTTATGACTATGGAGAAAGTTACACATTGGGCGGTTCTATAATTACCGCTAACGTTTTGCGTGTATAAAATCGTTTTAATGTTTTATACACGCTGTTAGCAGTAGTACGGTAATTAACCACAAATGCTCATTCGGAGAACTGAACCTTTTTCTTTTCTTTTTTGTGGGTTGGACAAAATAAATTTGAAAAATTTAAAAATAAATAATATGAAATTAGAAACAATTGAAAATGGAGTTAAAGATGGGATTTGATAAAAAAATATTAGAAAATGATGGGTTGTTGGATGTTGAATTAGATAATGGGGTTTACAAATATAGTCTATGACGTTACTTGAAACATATGTACATGTGTTTGGGATTTCTTTAACAATAATATTATTGGGAGGATATCTTACATACAGATACTTTAAGAAAAGAAAGAAAAAATAATGGCTTACATTGAACATAATTTTTATCCTTTAAAAGTTTGGGTTAGAGACGAATACTTTTATCAGGGTAAAAATGGAAAGGGTAATTTCACTCAAGGGATTATTATTTCTGTGAGATGTATGCCAGGTCAAGCGGCCTTATTTCAAGTTCTATTAGATAATGGGGTTATGAGAGATAAACTCCCGTCACATGCACTACTAACAAAACCTGAATTACCAAATCCAGATCTTCCATTTCATTATTTACAATTATGGAATTGTTTTTCATATAATTTCACACTTCTTAAATTAAATTTTGTTTCAGGTGGACCTGTTGAAGTTTATATGAAAGATAGAAAATTTTATTCGGGTAAATATTTTGCCACTATAAATTGGGGTTCAAATGATATTAATACTGATATCACATTGTCCGAAGATCCAATGGAACATAAATCCCATCACATAATATTATTAGATAACGGACAAATTGCCTTACAACCTAATAATAGAATTAAATGGTCCGAACCAAGTTTTGTGACCAAACCCTTTCCTGAAAAACCAGATTACCTCGTTTGTAATGAATTTTATAATGTGGAAGACCATGAAAAATGGCACACAGAAGACAGTGAGAGAATGTTTTATGATAACGAATAATAACATATCTCATTGGGCGATCAACGCCATAATACACAAATTCATTTATTATGAAAACACTTGATTTACATGGAGTTAAACACGCTGACGTTGCCAAGTTAATGGATCAATTTATTTGGGAACAGATGAATAAAAAATCTAAGGAGATTGAAATCATCACCGGCATAAGCCAAACGATGAAAGATGTGGTCATCAAAAATCTAAAAGATTATGAGTTCACCTATAACGAAGCGTGGAACAACCCTGGTAAGTTGATAGTAAGTTTAGTTTAGTGAAAAAAAAGTGTGATCCCCCGGTTGAATAAGTCGGGGGTTTTTTCTATCTTTGTGTTATGTTGCAAGTAGAAGGTAAAACATTTCATAAGTTTATTGAGTTAAAGTCTTATAAAACGCAGACTTTCAAAAACTCCTGTCCTATAGAGTATGGACCTGTATATCGTAACGGGAATAATGAATGTATTATAAAAAAAACAGGTAGATTTTATTACGACGAACTCTTTTTGTCTGAAGAAGACTATGTTAAAAATTTTGGAAACATATGGGCTCAAGTAGACTTTACAAGACAACGAGTTTTTATTGAAGAAGGGGAAGACTCAATTTCAATAAAGGCTCAGTATTACCATAAATGGAGAATAGTAGGAAAAAGATTCTTTGTGGTAAGAAAACACACAAACTACCTATCCTTCAATTTCAAAACCAAAATGTTCTACACAGGTACATTCAAAGGAAAGAATAAAACAAAGATTGGAAACTCCATGAAGGTTGATCCAAGTTTTAGAGCTATTAGAGATTTAGAATACACTTTGAAAATTCATAATTCTGTTAGACCTGAAAGTTATTTTTATTTTTTTTTAGAAAAAATATGGGATAGACTTGGACTTGAAAACACACAAAACTTTGAGACAAAAAATCCTTTTACCCATTATAGTTTAACAAAGTATTTGATCAAAGGTGTAAAAATACCAAACAATTGGATTCAATACACCGACACATTTGTCCCAATCAAAACTCTTAGAAGTTGTGATATGAACTTAGTTGATGGGGTTATGAAAATGTTAAAATTAAAAGGGTCAAAAATTAAAAGAATTCTTAATGAAATCCCAAATGTCAATTTTGATAGACTTACAGGTCTCTACTATTTGTTAGGAATTGATAGATTCAATAAACTACCTGATAAAATATTCGATTATCAATTCTCAAATGATAGATATGGTAACCCCATTGAAGAAAATCCTGCGGGAGGACAATATTGGTATTGTACCCATCAGGACTATTTTAAAGATTTTAAAAGAAAGTTTCCTGAGTTAACTAATAAAGAAAAAGATAGAATCCTAACCCTTGGTGAACATCTTGATGATGCGGTATTTCATACACTTATTGAACATTTAGAGTTCAAAAAGAAACTAAATGAACTTGGTGAAGATGTTAAGTTGAAATTTCAAAATAGAAGTACCTTCAATTTAGAACACGAAGAGTTTAGTAGATTACTTACTTCATACACAAGAGGTGAGGTTGAAAGATATTATGGTGAAATTGATACTTTAGAAACACCTATTGAACACGAGGGTGAAACATATTATCCTGTACTATTGAGAAAAACACTAGATTACGAGAAAGAATCACAACACCAACATAATTGTGTAAGAACATATTGTGAAAGACCCGATTCAATAATCTTCTCAATTCGAAAAGGTTCTATAAATGGTCAAGAAAGGATTACTGTTGAATACCAATTTAGAAAAAATGAAATTCTTAATGTTCAAGAAAGAGCAAGGTTTAATGAGTTACCAAATGAAACATTTTCTCATGTTGCAAAAATTCAGTTGGCAAATATTAATTTAGAATATAAACTTGGGACACTTAAACTTCCAAAGTTGACTAAAAGATATCGTAATGGTAAAATAACGGAACAGTTCTCGACTTTTGAAATTGACTTTGATAATGGAACAAGAGTTATTCCTATGACACCAAGATGGAATTATGAAACACTTGAGTTCAATTCATGGCAAAACGAAATTTTAGATATGCAACAAGTTCCTGTGAATGATTTTTGGGATGAATTACCATAATTTTATTATATTTGTAAAAAACATATAAAATGACAGAAAGACAACAAGAACTTTTGATTGAAATGGTTACCAAAATTGATGAAGCCAGAACTTATAATCTAATTTCAGGTGTCTTGACATTCTTGTGGTTATTTGAATTCATATACTTAATTTTTTGGGATAACAATCTCAATATAACTTTATATTTTACTATTTGGTTGGTTTGTATGGTTGGTTGGGTTCACATGGATAGAAAGTTTAAAAAGAGTATGAAAGAATATAACGAATTAAAAGACGAATACATAACAGAATTTGGAGATGAAAACATATAAACAACTACCGATCCCTGAAGACACGGCTTGGGATAGATCAACATTATACGGGAGATTACATTGGAGAATTAGAGATTTTATAACCAGTTGTCATAACTTAATCAAGTGGTTTCCAACTATTTGGAACGATAGAGATTGGGATGATAGTTTTATCTTAAAGATTCTACAAAAGAAAATTGAATTTCAAAGAAAAGAACTTGTTAATTCCAACCGACACATGAGAATTGAACTTGATAATCGTGATATGACTTTAGCTCTTAATTTACTTGAAAGAGTAAATGAAGAATACTACCAATTGGAGTGTATGGATTATTGGGATAACGATATGATATTCGACGATGTTCCTGATAAACCTGGATTTAAATCAATTGATTTTGAGGAAAAGTGGGAAAAATATGATGAATACCTTTCTAAATATCCTTCTTCAGTTCGTGCGGTTGTTAAAGAACATGGAGAACAAGATGACAAAAAGCGTTTATGTTTATTGGTTTCCCATTATAATCATAATAAAGCAAATAAACTACTATTCAGAGTGCTTGAGGAAAGACTTGCATTTTGGTGGGATTAAAAAATAAAATTATGGATAAAAGAATGATTCAAGGACAGTTAATGAATGAGCATCGTTTGATATCAAACGAGATTGCCGATATCAAAGCATCAAGTTTTGAATTAACTAAAGAACAAAAACAAAGAATCTCTGAACTTGAAATTAAATTAAAAGTAATTGCTCAAAAGTTATATACACTATACCTATAGTTTATGGATGGATATTTGATATTTTTCGAAAATCAATGGGTGGTAAAAAATTTATCCCAAAATGATAATAAAGTTTATCCAATATGGGAAGAAAACCAAGAATGGATCAATAAACCATCAACAAAAAAAATACTTAAAGATGGTGTTGAGGTTGTATTTGACATCATAACTTCTGGTGAATATAGTGAAGAAAAACAACAAATTATTAAAACTGATTTTGCTAAAATTAAGGCAATTTATTTTGAAAGTTTATGAAATTTGATAAAAGAATTTTAGATCTTAGTAAAACGATATATCAAACTTCGGTTATGTGTCATGAGTCCAAACAAGACCCAAATAAACAAATTGATAAAATAAAAACGATGATTCGTGAGTTTATTAGACTTGAGGTTGTTCCTTATGAGCTAACAGAACAAGAAAAAACAAGTTTTATTATTGAAAATGAATTAAAGATTATTGAGGCGGTTAGGAATGGGCACAAACCATGTGATAATGATGAATTTTCGAAAACAAGGGAAAAAATAAATAAATACAGAAAAGATTTAAAATTAATATGAGCGAAGATAGAATACCTTACCCGTTAGACGACTCTCAAGGAGGTCCTGATGGTGCATTTAAAGATAAAAATGTAAAATCAACTTGTATTGGTTCAGAAGGATATTACCACGACGACGAGGATATGTCAATTTGGGATAATACCCTTCGAGATGGATTACAGGAGTTTGAAGTTTATGAAACCATTCAAAAAATAAGAAACTATTATAATGGTCATCATAATATTGACGGAAGACCACCTTCAAGAAAAGATTTTAATGATTACCTTGATTCGTTAGAAAAATAGTTTTATTTTTAAACCATGACAGAAAAAGAATTACATTTATTAGGATTCGATAAAGAATTTATCGACGAATACGAAGGAGACGAAACTTATTATTACTACTACGAAATTGCCAGTGGTCTATCACTTATTTCTTGTTCAAGTGAAGATGTTGAAGACCATATGTGGTATGTTGAGGTCTTCAACACAGAACCATCAATTAGATTTACTGAGTTTGGACAACTACAAGGTCTTATTAATTTATTGACTTCTGCAATAGTAAAATGAGTAATCTAATTAAAAATTACCCAAAGCCGGGTGAAAAATACCAACACTATAAAGGTGGTCAATACGAAGTTATTTGCATGTGTAATCACACAGATACTGACGAACCGCTAGTCATTTACAAATCACTTTCTTTTGGATCACAATATGCAAGACCATTTTCCGAGTGGAATGATCAAGTCGATACTCAAAACTACGGAGGTAAAGAACAACCAATTTTTAGATTTAAAAAAAATAGAAAAGTAATGATGAATAATTTAGTTATCAAAAAAGATAGTAATTGAATATAAAAATAAGATAGTAGATATTTATAATAAACAAGTAAAATGATTATCTATAAAATAACTAACAATCTTAATAATAAAATCTATATCGGTCAAGATAGAAATAATAACCCATCTTACTTCGGAAGTGGTAAAAAAATACAAAGAGCCATAAAAAAATATGGTAAAGAAAATTTTGTAAAAGAAATTTTAGAAGAGTGTGTTGATGAAAATCATATGAATGAAAGAGAAGTTTACTGGATATTAAAATATAATAGTCAAGATAGAAAAATTGGTTATAATATAAGTAATGGTGGTAAAGAGGGTGACAGACAAATAGGTCAAGACATTACTAAAAACGGAATTTATAATTATTGGGTTGAAAAACACGGTCAGGAAGAAGCTGATATTAGAAAAAAACAACAAATTGAAAAAATCATAAAACATAACAAGGAAAACGGCACAGAACTAACTAAAAAAGGTCGTTATAGTTTATGGTTAGAAAAATATGGTAAAGAAGAGGCCGATAGAAGACATTTTGAATGGAGATTAAAAATATCACAACATCAGCAATATAAATTAGAGAATGGGTGGAAGCATACTGACGAAGCCAAAGAAAAAATATCAAAGGCGGGTAAAGGTAGGAAACTATCTGAAGAAACAAAAAATAAAATGAGAAAACCTAAACCAAAAGGGTTTTCAGAAAAACTATCAAAATTGAAAAAAGGTGTGTCAACAGGATCATCAAAAAAAAGATTACAGGTTTTACAATTTGATTTAAATGGTAATTTACTTTATACTTGGGATAGTATAACAGAAGTTGAAAAACAATTAAAAATATTCAATATATCTGCGGTATGTAAAGGAAAACAAGAAACCGCTGGTGGTTATAAATGGGAATATAAAAAATAACGAAAATGAATAATTTAGACAAACAATACCAAGATTTACTTCAAGATATTTTGGATAATGGGGTAAAAAAAGAAACAAGAAATGGAGGAACCATCAGTGTTTTTGGTCGTCAGATCAGACACAACATGAGTGAAGGATTTCCTTTACTCACAACCAAGAAAATGTTTTGGAAAGGAATTGTAACTGAATTGATTTGGTTCCTACGTGGTGATACGAACATTAAATACCTTATAGATAATGATTGTCATATTTGGGACGGTGATGCTTATAAGAACTACGGTCAAAAGATTATCTCTGGAGGTTACCAAAATTTAGTTGCAATAGGATGGCCTAGTACACAAGAAGAGTTCATCAACAAAATCAAAACAGATGATGAGTTTGCTAAGAAGTGGGGAGATTTAGGTCCTGTGTATGGTAGACAATGGAGAGCGTGGGGTGGCTTTGATAAAAAACCTTCAGGATGGAATCATGGGGCTGTTACTCATTTTTCTGAAGTGCCTAAACTTGACCAGATAAAAAATCTTATTCACGACCTTAAAACAAATCCTGATAGCCGAAGATTGATGGTTACAGCTTGGAACCCATCGGAATTGGACCAGATGACTCTTCCACCTTGTCATTATGGATTTCAAATTTATACAAGAGAGTTCAGTTTACAGGAAAGAAAAGACATATATGATAAATCGTCTTATGTTAAAGATATTTTTCCGACAGATGAAAATGGATGGAATAGTTTATTCAATGATTGTAGTATACCAACCAGGGCAATCTCTTTAATGTTCAATATGAGAAGCAATGATGTTCCGCTCGGGCTTCCATTTAATTTGGCTTCATATGGGTTACTTTTGATGATATTGGCAAAAGAGGTTAATATGGTACCTGAAGAATTGATTTCAAATATGGGAGATTGTCACATATATCTAAATCAAATTGATGGTGTGAAAGAACAATTAACAAGAGAACCATTTGAATTACCAACTCTTAATCAGTTCCCCACCTATGAAGGTTCAAGACCATCAATAGAATCTTATACTATTGGCGATTTCACACTTAAAAATTACAAATCACACCCAAGTATAAAAATGCCACTTTCTAACTAACTTTTTATTATTTGAGGATATTTATATTAAAGGATAAACCTTAAAGTAAATCAATATGAAGAAATTTTTAGTTTATGAAATAAAAAACAACATTAATGGTAAATCTTATGTCGGACAATATAGTGGATTATCATTTGAAAAATATTTTGGGAGTGGAAAGTTGATTAAGTTAGCCATAAAAAAATATGGGTTAGAAAATTTCTCTAAAACTATTTTAGAAGAGTGTTCTAATAAAGATGAGTTGAATGAAAAAGAAATTTTTTGGATTGATAAACTCAAAACAATTGCAAACGGCTATAATTTAACTGAAGGTGGCACTGGTGGAGATTTATCTGAATTTATTAAGTATGATGAGAATTGGGTTGAAAACCAAAGACTCTCAACAAAAAAGTATTGGGACAATATCAGTGATGATGAAAGAAAAAAAAGAAGTGAAAGTGTATCTGGCGAAAAAAATGGAATGTATGGTAAAGAAGGATTTTGGAAAGGTAAGAAAATACCTAAAGAAATTGTAAAAAAATCATTAGATAATAGAAGAAGTTATGATAAAGAACAAAATCCTAATTGGAAGGGAGGTTTAACTTATGTCTATTGTGAATGTGGTAAAAGAATAGGTTACGGTCACACTCATTGTAATAAATGTAGACCAAGAAGTAATGACGATAATCCATTTTTTGGTAAACAACATTCGGAAGAAACTAAAAATAAGTTAAGTGAAATCAGAAAAGGAACTTATAATGGAGAACAGAATATACCAATAATAATTGATGATGTTGAATACCGTTCTGCTGGTGAGGCATCCAAAATACTTAATCTACCTATGGCAACGATAAGATGGAGGGTTTTAAGTAAAAATAAAAAATTTGACAATTACAAATACAAAGATTAAAATTAAATTAATATGACACACCACAATGTTTGGTTTAAAAGATGGTTTAACCCCACGCTAAGAAAGATATTCAAAGTTGAGATATGTTCTTTAATTGATGGTGAAACTGTGATTGGGTATGGAATAAGAAAATATAAAAAGTTATGTTAGGATTAAGAAAGGTTGAACCTGGTAGATGGAGAAATGATTGGATGGAGTTTTACCCTGGATTCCATAAATGGAATTTAAGATACCTACCAAGTAATGGATTAAATTGGAAATTAGATTTTTGTTTTATTTGGGGTCAATTTTATATGACATTCAAAACAAACAAACCACCAAAATATAAGGATGAAAGACCAAAATATGGATTTTATTTTTATTCGGTAGGTAGTTGGTTTCCTGATTCATTATGGATCCATAGAGGAACAAAAAAAATAAAATGTATTGATTTACCTTGGCAATATGATTGGGTAAGAACATCCAAATTTCTAAAAGATGGAACATGGGCACACCAAACCAAAAAAAATAAAATTGATTTTTATACTCCTGAATGGAAAGAAAAAATCCATAAAGAAACACATAAATACTATTACATTCACGACGATTTGTTCCAAGATACTGAGGCCACTTGTAAGTTAGAGGAAAGAGAATGGAGACCAAGAATGTTCAGGTGGACACGACTTTTTAGAAAAGTAAGACGAAGTATTGATGTTGATTTCAGTAATCCGATTGGGAAAGGTGTTGATTCATATAAAGGAGGAACTTATGGTGCGGGACACGACACTAATAAAGGTGAGACAATTAAACAATGTCTTAAAAGAATGATGAAAGAAAGAAAATTTTAACAACAAAAAATAAATTATGACAGGAAAATACCTAATTACAACAGACAGATATTTTGTCGCACCTGACGGAAAAACTTATACCGCAGTTTGGGGTGATGTTAATATTTTAGAAGACTCCATTCTCGGAGTTAAAACGAACAGAAATAGTGCCAACTGGTATGCGATGGTTGGTAAAAATGGTAAAGAAATTACTATTGCGGGATGTCAAATATTTTACGCTATTAAGTGTGAGGAAAAACCATACACAGAAGACGTGGAAGATTGGACGGTTGATAATGGTAAGTTTGATACATACGTAAGACCAACTAAAATTTACATCGCAGAATAACACTCAACAATTAAAGTTTATTAAATTATGAAAAAAAAAATTTCACAAGAAGAAATTCAAGAAATTGAAAGATTAACAGGGGGAAAAATTGGAACACATACATTTGGACCAAACAACGAAAACACATTGGAAAATTCATTCTTATCGCCTGATGGAACATATATCGGTAGTATTGATGAAGCAAGATGGTATGTTAAAAATAAAATGATGGTTGATGAAAATTATCCCCACGGAGTTGCTGCGGTTATTATCGAAGATACATATGGAACTGATAACCCTGTTATCGAAGGGATGTATGGATACACTCACAGAGGTGGTAGTCTTTTCAAAATCGGAGATAGATTATTTGATGGGGATTATGAACCCGTTAAAGAAGATTACCCTGAAGAACAATGGAATGAATACGAAACAAAGTTCGCGGATTTATATCAAGAAGAAGATGAACTTGGTAGAAAATGGATGGATGAAGACGGAATATCTTATGTAATACCATTCAAATTAAGAGGATCAAAATTGATTGAAACAATGGAAGAAGCATTTGAAGCCGCTAAAAATATGTCAAATTATTTAAGTTAATATTATGAAAACAAAAGTATATTCAGCTTTCCCCGGTGTAGGGAAAACAACTTACTTCAATACAACAGATAGAAATGTATTGGATAGTGATAGTTCAAAGTTTGACAAGAAACATTTTCCTGACAACTACATTGAACACATCGAAAGAAACGTAGAAGATCCAAAGGTTGATAAGATTCTTGTTTCATCACATAAAGATGTAAGAGATGCTCTATTAAAAAAAGGTATTCCATTCGTATTAGTTTATCCTGACAGAAGTCTAAAAGACGAATACATTCAACGATATAAAGAAAGAGGAAATAACGATTCGTTTGTTGACTTATTGGACAAAAATTGGGATAATTGGATGGACGAGATGGATCAAATGGAAGCACCTGAAGGTCAAACTTTATATAAGGTAAAATTAGGTCCGGGTCAATACTTAACAGATGTAATAGATTAAAAAATGAAAGAACAAAACGATTGGAATGATCCCATTTTATCAGATGGAGATTTTCCACAAGTAAACAAAACAAAATTCCAAGTAGGAGACAAGGCAGTAAAATTAAAAGGATATAAGTTTCCTTGCACCATCGTATCGGTATTTAAAACCGTAGAAGGAAATGTTAGAGTCGTAGGAGAAATGGATGAACACGGACTTCTTCACATCTTCAACGAAGATCAATTAGAACGCACCAACTAAAATGAAAAATTTAAAAAAATATACAATCAAAGAAATTTTTATTTCTGAGTTAGGTTATTTGATGGTGAAACTTTATAACAATGAAAAACAAGTTTTTACAACTTTAAATCTTGGTAATTGGAAAGACAATTTAAACTTTGATTTATATAATATAAATCTTGATGAGGTGGGCAAAAAATAAAACAATCAATATTTATTATTAAAACAATAGATATGAAAGTTCTAAAATTAGGATCTAAAGGTAAAGAAGTTGAAGATTTACAAAAATATTTAAAAATTAAGGTTGATGGTGATTTTGGACCAAAAACCGAAGAGTCGGTTAAAAAATTCCAAAAAGAAAATAAACTAACCGCCGATGGTGTTGTTGGTGAAAAAACATGGAATGCCATGGGATTTGGTATTACCACCGACCTTCAAGAAACGACATTATCAACAGAAAAACTGATTATAGATCAAAAATTTTTAGATAAAGACGAATACCTGATAGGACCAACAAAAAAAGAATATTTGTTTTTACATCACACCGCAGGTGGAAACAACCCATACCAAGTTATTACAATGTGGAATAACGATACAAGAGGACGAATTGGAACTGAGTTTGTTTTAGGAGGACAATCTGTTTTTAACGGAAATGAAACTTATGATGGGACAATCGTTCAGGCATTTCCTGAAGGTTGTTATGGTTGGCACTTAGGAGATAATGGATCACAACACATGCACTCACACTCAGTTGGAATTGAGGTATGTAATTTTGGTCAAATTAAAAATGGTTTAACTTATACAGGACAAAAAGCTGACCCAAAACAAATTGTGGAACTTAAACAATCATTTAGAGGGTATAAGTTCTGGCATAGATATTCAGACAAACAAATTGAGACATTGAGATCTTTAATTTTACATATTGCAAATAGAGACAGCATCGACATTCGAAAAGGTTTAATTGAAGAAATCAAAAATAAAGGAGCTTTAGGTTTTGAATTTAATTCTGACGCATATTATGGTAGAGTAAAAGGAATGTGGACTCACACAAACACCAGAAAAGATAAGTTCGACATGTTCCCCCAACAAGAACTTATTGATATGTTATTATCTTTGTAATGTATTAAAAATATTATTTAAACCCCATCTCAACAGGTGGGGTTTTTTGTTTTTACCTATTGACTATGATATTTATTTTTGTTAAAATTTATTAACAAATAAACCCTTAATAAAAGTCGAAACATGAAAAATGTATTTTTTGTAAGTTTGATGTTACTTGGGACTACACTTGGTGTTGTTTCTTGTGGTGAAAAAAAAGAAAACGAAACCACACAAGAAGCAAAATCTGAAGATTCAACAAAAAATGTTGATACTCAAAGTGTAAAACAAGATACACTTGTGCTAGACAACCAGAAATAATAATATGTATCAATTTGGATATTATTTCTCCCCCATCCTGTAAGGTGGGGTTTTTTGTTTGACATTTGTATTTAAATTTGTTATTTTTGTTTTATTATGACAGATCAAGAAATCATTAAATACGGAGAAATACAATACTTAAAGGGTAGGTTAGATGAACTATTCAAAGCTCTATCAACAATAACCAATATTGATAGAAAAAGAAGATTAGACCAACGAATTGAAAAATATTTCAACAAATTAAAAAAAGTTGATGAGGTTGCATTTCATTTATATCAAGTTGAGTTGGTAAACAGACAAAGGTCGAAAGAAAAGTCCAAGAACGAAATCAAAGACCTATTGGAACAAATTCTAATTAATGAAAATATTACAAATGAAGATATTCTTGATAGAATTAAAAAACAAATAGATCTATACTGATGAAAACCAAAATACATGTGAATCAACATCACATTAGGTCTAATAAAACAAAGAATACCGATTTACCTGTTATAACAATCAAACAAGGTAGAAGAAACACATATTGTAATGAGGTTGAAATTCTCGGACCTAGTAGGATTGTTTATTGTGGAAGTGGCGATGAAAAACCACTATTAAGTTGTGGGGCAAGAGTCGTAATAGAAACTGAGAGTGAAATTAAAATAATAAGTTGATGAGCGATAAAAAACCTGATAATGTTTCTGATAACCCTGGTTTATTACCATATGGTAGTAATGTTGGTGCTCCGGCAATAAAGGTCACCAATATGGAACATTGGAAGGAACCAAGAATTATAAATGTCAATCAACAATTTGAGGATAAATTTTTGGAACTCAAAGAGGAGTATGAAAAATTAATTGAAGAATACAGATGGAATGAATTGGTTTACAAAGCAAATTTTAGTTTTGAACCGGTAATTGGTAAAGTTTATCACCTTTATTATTCCTCAGACGAAAAAATATTCTTATCTTTGATATCACCAAATGAATGGAATAAAAAATATATTGGGACTTTTAAATTTAATTATAATAATAAATGGACAAAACTATGAATGCAAACAAAGATTTTGAATTTGTGCTTAGAGTATTAAACTCAAGCGAAAACCGTGAACACATTAAAACTACAGATAAACTGTTTGAAAATTTCAAAAACAAGTGGAAACGAAATATGGAATGTTATGAGCTTGTAGATTACATGTTCAAATATAAAGTAGAAAGAAAAAGAAATAAAAAAAATATATGAAACTTACAATAATTTCAGATACTCACAACAAACATAAACACGTTACCGGTGATTTACCGGGTGGTGACTTGTTAATTCATGCAGGAGACCTTAGTTCTATGGGTTATGAACACGAGATTCGTGAGTTCGCTAAGTGGTACAATGGGTTGGATAATTACACCAGTAAAGTTTTTATTGCTGGTAACCATGATTGGGGATTTCAAAACAATGTTGATAAAGTAAAAGAGATTGTTGGTTTCTATAATAATATAACTTATTTGGAAGATAGTTTTATGGGAATAATTGAAGGAGGGGAACCTGAAGTTAAAATTTGGGGTAGTCCTTGGCAACCTGTGTTTTATAATTGGGCATTTAATCTCCCACGAAATGGTGAGGAATTAAAGTCAAAATGGGATATGATACCTGAAGACATTGATATTCTAATCACTCACGGTCCAGCTTGGGGGTTTTTGGATGATGTTGAAGGTCGTCGTGGACAACACTTGGGTTGTGAACTACTAACAGAACGAATTAAACAAATCAAACCTAAAATTCATATCTGTGGACACATCCATAGTGGTTATGGACATTATTATGATGGACATACTCATTACTTCAACGCATCAGTATTGAATGAACGATATCTTTATTCTCATTTACCTTGGAATATAGATTGGGATCCAATTACAAATGAGGTTAAGTTTTTATAACTTAATCTCATTTTGATATATTTATAATAAAATATATATTATGAATAAGTTTGATTTAACCGAAAAATTGAAAGAAGAATTAAAAAAAAGAAATCTTTGGGAACAAGAAGATGATGAAGATAATGATGATAATGAGTCTGATGATAATCAAGATGACGAAGATTCAGACGAAGATTCAGAAAATCATAACGAAGATTTCTGTGAAATGGTTTGTCAGTTATTACACTCACAAACACAAATTCATATTTTCCATTTAGGGACCAAATCATATGCCGAACATAAAGCATTACAGGGTTATTACGAAGGTATTGATGCTTTAACTGATGGTCTAATTGAATCTTATCAGGGTAAATATGGTCTTTTAACAAATTACAAATCATATAAGAATCAATCATACAAAAACAAAAACCAAGTATTAAAATATTTTACAAGTTTATTAAATATGATTGAAGAAAAAAGAGAATCGGTTGAGGACTCTTACATCCAAAACCAAATTGATACGGTTCAAGAATTGATTTATTCAACAATGTATAAGTTGAAATTTCTTAACTAATCTATTTCGTAAATATTATTTATTACATTCAGAGGATCTCCTTCACAATCACCTTCATAATTTCGGCATAGTTGGTCGACTTCAATCTTGTCGTCAACCTCACTGATATCAAGTAATATTGGTTCTGAATGATATATCATATTAACTTGATCATCGTTCAAGAATGTATCTACAGGTAATGATTTAAGTTCAGGGTTCAAACCAAAAAAATCAATTTCATCTTCTGTATAGTATTCATCACTTGATTCATAGTCACCATTTCCATCACAATAATCACAATCAACTTGTCCATAACCATCACATCTATCACAGCCAAATTCACCTTTACCATCACACCAAGAACATTCAATTTCACCATTTCCTTGACAATCTGAACATGGTTCACCATCTACTTCACCAGATCCATCACAGTTTCTACATTCTTCAGTTCCATTTCCTGAACATCTATCACAATCTACATCACCACTACCATCACATGTGCTACAATATTCAGTTCCTGATCCATCACATTCATGACAAGTTATATCACGATAACCCAAATCTCTATAATGATACATTCCGATGTTTATAAGATTACCACGAACTTTAGAAAAAGAAGATTCAATATCTTTAGTTCGTGAAAAGAAGTAAACCATAAACGCGATCTCTACTTTTTCTATTCTTTTAACATTCTTCAAAAGAAGTTTCAATAGTTCATCACTATTGATATGACTCATAATTTGTTGAACATTCATATCATTATCACCATGTTCATCAACTAAATGATTATAAACTTGTTTTGTGAATACTTTATATTTTGAAGGTTGTAAGGACATTATTTAGTTTTATAAATAAATATTGTATTTTTTAGTTATGAACGAATATCCATCAATTAATAAAGATTTATTTTTCTATTTGGTTAGACACAATAAAGTGTTTTTTCCTCCTAATTCTTTATTTAATTCTAATAAACCCCATGTTGTAGTAGAGGATAGGTTCTTTCAAATTGAGAATAATAAAAAGTATTTGAAAAGAAAGATCTATAATCTAATAGAACAAGAAAAACCAGAGTTAGTAGAGGGAAAAGAAAATATTTCAAAAACTAATAAAACAATTAAGTATTTTTTACAAGAATCAAATAAAATTAAAAAACTATAAAATTATGGCTCACCCGGTGCTTCACGCAAAATCAAATCAAAAAAAATTCGGAGGAAAATGGGAAGATTATATACATCTTCACGAATGGATGGATTCCACTAAATCGTGGTATGGACATTCATTACATAGAATGTGGAGACACCACAGTGAAGGTATATTTGAGGCGGAATCAAAATTTGGGGTTTATTTTACAAATTCTGACGGGAAAGTGGTTTATACAAGATACTGTTTGGAAAGTCATGTCAAAGAAGATTGTGATGGAATTATACCATCGGCATCAGATTGGATGAGAATTCTAATATCAGGTGAAAGACCAACTTGGGCGACAAGATCAAAAAAGTTAGAGTTTGAAGATTAAAAGTATTTATAATAAAAGTTTAGATGGAACTAACAGACAAACAAAAACATGATTTAAGAAGATTTTCTTTGATACTAAATTCCTTGAACATGGAAGATGGTGTAGAATGGGTATATAGACATTATGATGACTGGGAAAGTGATTATCCTGACGGACCTTATTATAGAAATAAAAATGTAAAAGGTGAATTAGATTTTTTACCAGGATCAATAGGACCTTTGTTTGATGAAATAAAAGAAAATTTTGATACTGATCTTTTTTATAATGATTACTACGACAATTACACAGGAGGTCTTCAGATATTTGTAAACGCCGAAAAGAAAATGTTAATTGTGAAATATTATTATTACACAATGATCACAGAGGATAGCAGAATAGAAAGATCATTCAAAGAATTATCTGAAACGACTAATCCATGGAGAAGGGGTGAAAGAGAATTAACCAAACTTACAAATGAAGACTTTTTAAACAGAATGAAAGAAGAATACGGTTCTTATGTTGAATTGAAATATGATGGTAGTGGTGATAGTGGGTGGATTGATGATAATGTAGATAGTGATAAAGGAAGTAAAGTTTCAACTAATCAACTTGAAGATATTGCGTATGAGGCTTTAGAATTGTTTCATGCGGGATGGGAAATCAATGAAGGATCAAGCGGGACAATGACATTTAATTTTGAAAATCAAACTTTTACTGTTGAACACTATCAAAATATTGAAGATGAAGCTGAAGACTTCTATAAATCTTTTTCCTTTGCTTAAATGAACAAGTTAATTAAAGAAGAAATACTAAGAATAAATGAGTTAATGAATACAAAAATTCTTAACGAATCGGAATATAAAGAATGCTCAAGATTTTCAGATTCTCCACAGAAATTACTTGTTTGTAGAAAAATCGCATCACTTAAAAGTTGGTTACACAAAGACGATGGATTTGGAATGAAAAATGTTATAAATAATAAAATTGAAGATTTAAAAACCGACATTCCTCAAAACTTAAAACAACAATTTATTCAAGGGGCAAACTTATTGTATTCACTAAATAAAATAAATGAAAGACAAAGGGATTACTTTATAGATAATAAAGTTAATTCAGCTAAATTGGTATACATAAACGGTGATTGGCAATTAATTAATAAGTTAAACACAAACTATTCTGATTTGGCAGAAATGTTAACAGATATGATTTATAAAGGTGGAGATAGGGCTAGACCAATAATTCAAAATATTATTAGAGATCCTAAAGCTGCTTTGTCATCAATACAACCCAAAATAATAGAATTAGTTGATAAGTATTTTGAGGATCCTAATGTGTTAATTGACTATACAAAAAATATAGAAAGATCAACATCTATAGGTGAAATTGCTGAAAAACAAGTTGAAGATAAGTTAATCACAAAAGGTTTTACAACCGATTACGCTGGAGGTAATGGCGATCTAATCGATATGTCTTTTGGGACAGATTTAATCATGACATCACCGGAATACGGGACAAAAACAATCCAAGTAAAAAATTCTGAAAAGGCTTGGAATAAGTCTGATGAATATCCTTACGTTGATTGGGTTATAATTTCAAACCCTTTTACCATTTATGATAATAAAACAAAGGAAGTTGTTGAATTATGAAAATAATAATATCAGAACACCAATTTAATTTTCTTAACGAAAGTGATGTTAATAGAAATATTGATGCTATCAAAAAGTATTGGAAAAGTGAATTGAAAAAAGGAAATCAAATTAGATTTAATAAAGACGAACTTGAATATTGGGGTATTATTAAAACTTCAGATGAAATACATGCTCAATTAGCATTTCAGATATTAGTTGGAGATGAGGAGTTCGCTAAAAAATTCATAAACAAATTATTAAATAAAACATTTTCAACAAAAGACTTTAGTGATAGAATTGTAGGTGGTTATGATTTTGAATGGATTATTACTCAAATGAATTATCAAGATTTTGATTTCTTTTTGTATGGTCAAACACTACCAGGTGGAACTGTTAGTCTAATTATGATGGATGGTAGAAATCTGACTTTACAGGAAGCTTTAGAAGACGAAGATATTGGTTGGGAAATTCAAGAGGAAGTTAACAACGTTGTTCAGGACTGTATGAACGAAATAATTTTACCGGCCACAGGTTATGATGTAGAAGTTCCGGTTATTTATATTGCAGAAGAATGAAAATAATAATTTCAGAACGACAACAAAAGTTATTAACCGAGTCAAAAAAACTTGAGTCGGCACAAAATCTTATTGATCAGGCATTTGAGGAATTAAGAGAAAACTGTGAAAAAAATTGGGTTGAACAATATGCTTGTGATCAAATGGAAACCGTTGAAGAGATTAAAGTTGTTGCATCTGAAAAAGGATCAGCGACCACAAGAGGTCAAAAAACTAATTTTTGGTTGATTGAAGTTGACATATATTATTCATCATTAGGATATACACCTTTTGAAGATTTTATTTATCAAATCCAATGGGAAGTTAGAGAAATTGTCGGATCAAGAAATATTATTATAACCATCCGAGGTACTATAAACTCAAACAAAGACCTAAACTGGTAATGAAAATAATAATATCAGAATCACAATATAATTTACTTTTAGAATCAAAGTTGAAACAAAATCTTAAACAGGAAATTAAAGATTTTGGAGTAAAAGATACTGCTGAACTTGTTAATGGTTTCGATAATTTAATGGAAATTTTAAACATAAATTCTCCGATGGATTTTTTACATTTGTTTGATGACTTGGATGTTGTTCAAAGTGAAATGGACCCTGATTGGACTTTATTTCGATATAAACCAAAACATAATTTGATGGTTCACAATAGAAAAAATAGAACTGTTTTCATTAATTACGAAGAAATTTGGAAACCTTTATTTGATACTGGTCTTTTCGATCCTGACATAAAGGAACTTACAAAAGAGTGGTTGTCTAGTGTCTACAACTTAAGGGGAGTCACAACCGAAAGGTTTTATCAAGCTTCTCCATGGTTAGTTGTCTAGTGTCTACAATTTAAAAAAATAGAATATGAAAATAATAATTACAGAATCACAAGTTAGTCTTCTCAAAGAAAATTCCATTGTGGATATGGATCTTCAACAACTATATGACAGGGCCATAAAATTAAAAAAAGTGGTTTCTAAAAATGTCCAAAGAGAGTTGGAAGATTATTCTTGGTTTGATGGATTACAGGTAAGTATTGATAGAGATTGGGGAGGACTACCTTATTATTTTTTTAACATAAAAACAAATTTGTCCCTAACAGAGGATGAATTTTATAGTCAAGAATTAGGTGATGAAATTTATGATAAAATTGGTGATGTTTTTGGTCACTTTTTTCCAGAGGTTAATAAAAATACACAATATAACTTAACTGGTGTTTGGGATGCTTCTATAACAGACAGACATGGTTATGTAACTCACATTTAGAACTATTTATTTAATATGAAAATCATCATTTCAGAAGATCAACAAAAAGTATTACTTGAATCAAAACAAATTGATTCAGTTCAAAATCTTGTTGATATGGCGGTTGAAGATTATGTTGAAGGTTGTTCTAGAAGACATGCATTTAGAAATCTTGAACTTGCACTTTGTAAAGGGTTCAAGAACGGAACAACAAAACTTAAAGTTTTAGAAGTAAAAAAAATACACGACCATTATGATGTAAAACTTTCTATACACACAGATCAAGAATGGTTTCAAAGAGCGGACTTTCAAGATTTTGAAATCACATTAATACTTAAAGTTGCAAATATAATAGGAACACACAAATATGGGTTTGATATTAAGGACATGGAATTAAATGATCGTGATGAAGAAGTGATTTCTGAAAGTCGTGAAATGAGTACTAAACTAAGACGAAGATTTAGTGAACTTGAAAAAATTGGAGAGTCAATAGAGTATCAAACTGAAATACAAGATCCATGTGATTTTGAGGATGAGAATGACTATGCTGACTATTGTATTGGACAAGGACTTTATTTTTATTACAACGATGATGAAGATGAAGACTATGAATATCCACCAGACGAAATGGTTGAGGTTAGAGATGAGGTAGAAGAATATTTAGAAGAAAAATACCACAATTATTTAGTAGATATTTATAATGACTTAGTAGAAAACTGTAACTAATGAAAATACTATTAACAGAAAAACAGGCCGATAGAATATTCAACGAAAAGATTGAATGCGAAAAGTGCGAACACTCTTGGAAAAAAGAAAATGATGACAAACATCCATTTCTTTGTCATGATTGTGGGTGGGACCAAAAAAAAGGTCTTTACGATAAAGAAAACTTATTTAAGTTTTGGAAAGGAAAATTATCTAAAGAACCAATTGAAGAAAAGTGGTCTGAAAAATATAAAAGATCAATCAACTGTAATAACCCAAAAGGTTTTAGTCAAAAGGCTCATTGTCAAGGGAGAAAGAAAAAATAAAATGGAGTTTAAACAAGTTAAAATTTCTTCTAATTTATCAGAATTTTTTTCTGATAATTTCAAAAAAAAATGGAATTTAGTTGATTATTACGATACTAATAAACCGGCAATTTTTTTTGGTTTATACACAAATACAGATAGATTGTTTTTGCAAAATCATAAAGGAAAAAGTTTGGTAATTTGGGGAGGTTCTGACTTAGATAGACCAAAATCTTTAAGTTTAGTTAAAAACTTAGTAGATATTGGTTCATGCTATACTTGGGTTTATCCAGGTTTTTTTTCGGAAGTATTAAGTAAATACAAAATAAAACATAAAAAAATTTTTGTTCCTATAAAAAACTATGACGAGTTCCAACCAATTGAATGTGGGGATAAAATTTACGTTTATAAAGGAATTTTAGGCAACAGAAAAGATTATTTTAAATGGGACGAGGTAATCCAACCAATAATAAACCATTTTGGTAAAGATAATATTTTGTATACTCAAAACGAAACAATTGAAACTTTAAAAAATAAATTTTATAAAAATTCTTTTGTGTATATTAAACCAAATGAAAAAGGTGGTTGTACTACCATGTTCGAAATGGCTTATATGGGAAGAAAAACAATAGGTTTAGGGTTTGAAAACTGTGAATTTTTTTCTACCTATAAAAACACTAACAACCTAATCCAACAAATCGAAGATGAATCAAAAAAAATTGGTAAAATAAATTATAAAACTTCAGAGTCTATAAAAAATACCTTTATTTCGGATAATTCTTGGTTATACTCTAACTATTATGAATAATGTTTTTTGTGAGGATTTCCGAGTAGGTAAAAATACTTTTATTTCACCTAAGGCAACTATAAAAGGAATAAATGGTAATGCAAAAAAAATAACAATAGGTGATAATACTTATATCGGCGACAATGTTCAAATAATAATTGATGAATTAGAAATTGGTGATTATTGTAAAATACACCATCACACAAATATTCATGGTTATTTACCTATGAAAATAGGACATAACGCATGGATTGGACAAGGTTGTATAATTGATTCTATAGGTGGAGTTACTATTGGAAACAATTGTGGTATTGGTGCCTATTCTCAATTGTGGAGTCATATTAAGTATGGGGATCCTTTAATTGGTTGTAACTACAACGATAATAAACCTTTGACAATTGGGAATGATGTTTGGTTTGTTGGTCATTGTATTGTTTCACCAATACACGCAAAAGATAGATCAATGGCCTTGGTTGGTAGTGTAATAACAAAAGATATGGAAACAGATCAAGTTTACGCCGGAAGTCCTGCAAAAAATATAACTTCTAAAGTTAAACCACAATTTACCGACATAACTTTACAGGAGAAATGGGATTTAATAAAAAAAATACCTAAAACTGATGATATTGAAATTGTTGAGTCAAATAGTGAAATTATTTGTAACAAAAAAAGTTATTTTAATATAAATGAAAGAACCTACACAAAAAAAAATACAGATACTGAAATTGCCTTTATGAAAAAGTTACAATCTCAATTAATAAAATTTGTACCAAAATAAAAAATATGCCAATAAAAGAACATAACCCATACAAAATAGTAAAAATGTTTGAAGAAGAAATTGCTTCTTACACTGGTGCTAAATATGCAATATCTGTTGATAGTTGTACAAATGCCTTATTTTTGATGTGTAAATATCATCAAGTTAAAGAAGTTACGATTCCCTCAAAAACATATTTATCTGTCCCTATGAGTATAATTAATGCTGGTGGTGAAGTTATTTTTGATAAAAGGGAAATTACAAATCATTGGAGCGGTTTATATCAATTAAAACCATATCCAATTTATGACTCAGCAAAAAGATTAACATCAAACATGTATATTCCTGGTTCTTATATGGGTTTATCTTTCCATATAAAAAAACAACTTGGTATTGGAAAAGGAGGTATGATACTAACGGACGATGAAGTGGCCGCAAAGTGGTTTAAAAAGGCAAGATATGAGGGTAGAAGTGAAAAGTTTTATAAAGAAGATAATATTGAAACAATTGGTTGGAATATGTATATGACACCACAGGAAGCTGCTCATGGACTTTGCCTTTTACAAAATTATCCCGAAAACAATATAGATTTAAATGAAATAAATGGATATAGAGATCTAACTGATTTCCATATTTTTAAAGATTGTAAAGTAATTAAATAAAATGAAACATTCTGTAATTGTAACAGGATTCAATTGTGAGTTATATGCCGAAGAGTGTATTCGGTCAATTCTGAATCAAACATATGATAATTTTGAAATATTAATTTATAATGATGGGAGCGTTGATTCTACCAAAAAAGTTTTAGAGCAATTCAAATCAAATAAAAATATAAAAATATATAACAATGAAACAAATATGGGTGCATTATATGGTAGGTATAACTTAAATAAATTAGCACAAGGTGAAATTGTTTCTTTTGTTGGTTTAGATGATAAATTAAGTTTAGATGCTTTGGAAATAGTTACTAATTATTATACACCAGAAATAAAAATGACATACGGCAATTGGGTTGATATGGACACTAATGTTGTTTTTGAAGTTGAAGAATACAGTGAAGAAACTTTTGAATTAAAATTATTTAGAAAAACAAAATGGAAAGCTACTGCTTTAAACACTTTTAGAAAAAGTTTGATTGATACGATACCTGAAACTATTTTAAAAATGGACGGTAATTTTTTTACAAATTGTACAGATTTGGCATACAGTTATCCATGTTTGGAACAGTGTTCAAAAAAAGAAGTGTCTGTAATAAAAGAACCAATTTATATTTATAGAAAAAATCACCCTAATACTACTTTAAAAAGACTAGGAAGAACAAATAAAAATATGGTTAGAGAATATATATCTAAACAAAAAATTTTTAAAATTTAATTCTCTATGGGAAACCAAGTATTTGACTACTGCATCATAATCACCACTTTTGATAGACAGTTGGCACTAAAAAACCTTTTAAAAAA